GCACCTGAAGTTGAACCTGTAATTAATTCACCTTCTATAAATTTGTTTTGATGTGCAACGAATAATCTAGCACCACCATCAACATCTTCTATTAATACAGTTGTTGTTGCACCAGATGTAGCACCTGTAATTGTTTCGCCATTTTGAAAGTCACCATAACTTGTATCTTCTAAAAGAAAGTTATCACCACTATCGTCTTTACTATTATTAGTACCATCAAGTACAGTTTTACCTGCTGTAGTACCTTCTAATACTATGTGATCTGGATCGCCAATGTTTGTTAATTGTATTTCAGCTGATTCCATCAACTGATAATATGCTTTTACAAAGTCTAAAAATAATGGGTGATCTTCAAGTACAAAATCAGGTACTTGT